GCGTACCTCGGCTGGAGGCAGAACGTCGTCACACGGGTGCAGCTCCTCTCTAAGCTCGACGGCGCGATCCGTGAGTACGGCATCCTGATTCGAGATCCGAACACCCTCAGCGAGCTACAGACCTTCGTGATTAAGGCGAACGGGAAGGCCGAGCATCAAGACCAGTGCCACGACGACGAGGTTTTCGCCGCCGCGCTCGGCGTGGTCGGAATCGAATCTGCGCCGGCCGCTCGACTGACGGCCGGGATCGAAAAACAAAAGCCAGTTTCCCAGATGCGCTCAGGAACGGTTATCCGATACGGCAAGTCGGGCCGAAACAGCAGCAGGGACCGCGCCGACTATCACCGCGACCCGCGCGCCGCATGAAACTAAAAGCCACCGAACTAAAGAAGCTCACCGACGAACTGGGACAACTCGACGCGGAGATTTCCCCACTCGAGGCCAAAAAGAAGCAGGCCGACGCGATTCGGGCGCAGCTCCGCGAGCACTACGACGCACAACCGGCAGAGCAAACCTTTGCGCTTGAGGGCGGGAAGTTCACCGCCACGATCGGGGCCAAGGGATTTGAGCGGACCATCGCCGACATGAAGCGAGTATTTGCGACGGTCGGGGAAAGCCGTTTCGTCGAGAACGCGAGCATGACACTTAAAAAATTGGCCGAGCTACTTGACCCGCCGACCGTGGCGCTACTCGTCACGGCCGCGCCGACCGGCTCGCGCACCATCAAAACATTCAAGAGGAGTAAGTAGACGCCGATGTTATCCCCCTTTGACCCCATCTGCTATGCGCTCGGACTAGGCGCCATCTTCGGGATCGGCGGCAAGAAGCCCGCGCCGACAGTCGAGCCCCTGACGGTAAACTCGACACCCGCGGACCCCACCCTACCATCCGCGGCCTCCGTCTACGTATTGACCGGCAAGGCGCTGCTCGTGAGCATCGCCGGCATCCTGGCGCAGCAGATCACGAGTATCGGCATCGACGCCACGCCGCTCGCCGTGTTGCCCCCAGTCGCCAAGATCGCCCTATCCCTGGTAGCGCCGATGGTGGCCGCCTGGCTGGCCAAGAGCCCACTCAAAAAGTGATCGACCCCACACGCTACGCGACGGCCGACGCGCCGCAGCTCATCCTCAGCAAGAACGAGATCGGCCGCCTGGCGAACCGCATCGAGCAGGATTTCTACAACGCGCAGTCGGATCACGACCAGCGCATCCAGCGTTTCCGCCGCTATTACCGCCGCTGGCGCCAACTCACCGAACAGGCCGCGATGAGCGAGGAGGACGAGCCGAACTACACCGTCCCGATCACTCAATGGCAGACATCGAGCAAACTCGCCAAGGAAATGTCGAACCTGTTCGGGGCCGACGCGGAGATCATCGCCAAGCCGACCGGGCCGAACGACCAGCGCATCGTCCGCAAAATCAGCAGGTTCATGACCTGGCGGGTGTTCAACAGTATGAAGATAGTCAACCCCGCGACGGTCTTCAACTTTCGCAAGATTTTATTCGGCAAGTCTCACGCTTACCGGCCCTGGCACCGTGACGCCTACCGCGCGCCGCTGCGCGACGGCACCGAAAAAGAGGTTGTGTGTTACAACGGCCCGGGCTTTTTCCCACTCTGGCCCGACGACTTCATCGTGCCGGCCGAGGACGCCGAGACGGTTCACGACTTCTCGTTCTGCATCCGGCGGTATCGCGCCACGCCCGACGACTTACTTCGCGGTGAGGATAGCGGCATCTACCAGGGGATTGACGAAAACTGGTCGACTCTCATCAACCAGGTAAGCGACGCCCGCAGCCGCAGCTTCGATGGCGACGAGATCAAGCGCGACAAGGATATAGCCGAGGGCGTGCAGTACGAGGGTTCGCTTTCAAGCGCGGGCTCCCTACAGGTTCACGAATGGTACGGGCGCTGGCGAAGGCTGAAAGGCCGGCGCGATGCACGGGAAGACAATATCGAGTACCGCGACCGCTATGAGTCCGAGCTGGTAGTGAAGTACGTCCCCGAATTGAATCTCATCGTCGGGGTGCAAGACCTGGCGCAGATGTACCCGCGGACCAAACGCCGCCGCCCGTTCGCCGAGGGCACGCTCATGAAGGACGGCTCCTACTGGGGGCCGGGATTCGGTGAAGTTCTCGAGAACATCGAAGTCGAGCTCTCAAAAAACCACAATCTCGCCACCAAGGCGGGCGAGTTTAGCGTCGGCCCGCTCATCATCTACCGGCCCGGCTCCGGCTTCGCGCCGGAAGATTTCGACTACCAGCCCGGCCGCGCGATCGCGTCCGAGGATCCTGCGGGCGTGCGCGTCGTCGAATTTAAAGCGAACCTCGAGTACCCCGTCGCCAAAGAGCAGGCGATGATTTCCTACTCCGAGCGCCTCACCGGCATCACGGACCAGAACATCGGCCGAACGCAGTCGACCCCGAACGCGCCGCGGACGGCGAGGCAAACGCTCGCGCTCCTCGAGGAAGGCGATGTACGGGCCTCGCTCGACCTGAGCGTGCTGCGCGAGGACTGGGGCGAGATCCTATCCGACTTTTGGGCGATGGAGCAAATGTACGGCTCCGAGCGGACCTTTTTTCGTGTGGCAGAGGAAGATTCAGGCGGTCTGTTCGACGTCGCCAAGGGCGGGGCTTTCCTCGATGCGGCAGAGCGCGAGGAAACCTACGACTTCGATCTAAAGTTCGCAACGAACGCATGGTCAAAGGAAACCCACAAGCAAAACCAGCTCTCGCTCTACCAGCTCGATCTTCAGAATCCGCTCGTCATCAATAACCCTAAAGCGCTCTGGCTCACGCTCGACCGAATCCACCGCGCGTTTGGGGACGACCGTTTCGCGGACGTGATCCCCGAGCCTGCCGATATCGGCCTGCCGGTGAGTCCGACCGAAGAATGGACGCGCATGTTGCAGGGTGAACACGTCGACGTGAACCCGATGGACAACGACCAGCTCCATCTTCTTGACCACAACAAGCGTTTGGCCGAGGCGGCCGACGATCCACAGCACGACGAGAAGGCTTACCGCGCGATGGTGGTCCACGTCGTCGAGCACGGCAAACAGATGCGGCAAAAGCAGCTCATGGCGGAATTGACCTCGCGCCTGGTGCAGCAGCTCGGCGGCCAGGGTGGCCAGGGCGGATTACAAGACGGCGCCGCTCCGATGCCGCTACAGAACCTACACCAGCAAGTCGGCCAGATGATAGGCGCCGAGGGAAGTGAACAACCGGGCGGCGAGGGAGCGCCGCAACCTCAACCAGCGGTATGAACTTCACAACACTCCATATTTGGCAGTGCGCCGCCAGAGGCTGCTCGGTCCACGAGACGAAGACTATCGTGATGAGCGTGTTCGCAGCAGTCGACTCGCGCACGGCATTTCCGCGACCGTGCCCGCCCGAGGGGTGGAACGTGGTCGAGGGCCGCGCCTACTGCGGGCGGCACACTATCGAGGTGGTCGCTACTATCCGCACCGGCAAAGTGCTGCAGTTTCCGGGTGGGTATGGATGCGACGTGGAGACGGTGAGGCTGCGGAATGCGGCATAAATGCGCGCCGAAGCGCCGCCGCGGGAAGCTCTGGCGCAATCTGACCTGACATGGAACCCCGAATCACCCGAGTACGCCACGGCGACGAGATGGAGGAGCTGCAGCTCTCCGACGCGATCCGCTCGCCCGGCTTCGCCCGCATCCAGGATCGCATCCGCGCACAGCGCGACCAGGCCGTGAAGTTACTCATCAACGCCGCGACCTGGGACGAGGCTCGGCGCATCCAAGGCGAGATTCACGCAATCGACCGCTCGCTGGCCGTGCCGCTCGTGTTGCAGCGCGAAGACAAGGAAAAGAAGAAAAGGCCATGAATATCAGCTCGCAGTTCCCGGCACTCGTTGGCGCGAACGCGCTGCCATCACTCGCAGACAAGTTCGCCAAGGTGAAGCCGAAACCCAAGAAGAAGGCGCCGCGGCCGGGCAAGCGGTCGAGCGTGAAGACCAGCAACCGCTACAGCGACGGCGGGGAAATCTGAACGCGCCGCTCTTTCTCCTAAAGAAGTGCCGGCGCTGCTCGAAGTTCCGCTCGCCTCGCGACTTCATCGGCAAGGGACTATACTGCCTGCGCTGCTTCGAGGGCCACGGCGAGGCGATGCGGATGCTCGCGGGCGATCCGCCGCGCGGTTGCCAGGTCTGCTATAAAACGCTCCCCGAGCTGGACGCTATATCCGTGGCCGCTGGCCGGGCCGATACCCGGTTGGTGCTCGAATCCAAAGACGGGATCTATCAAATCCTCTGCGTCGACTGCGATAAGGTCTACCAGCAGAAGCGGCGCGACCTCTACGGAGGCACGCCATACGGGAAAAAACAGGGAATCGCCGCGTAACCAATGCTCGATCTTGAAAACCAGCAGGAAGAAGAAATAATCAGCCCTGGCGCGATAGGCGCTCCGGAGCGGGAGCCCGAGCCCGGCAAAGAGCCCGCCGACAAGAAGGCGGCCGAAGTCATCGACCCGCTCGAGTTCCGGCGCGTTCAAAAGGAAGTGAAGACACTCCGCGGCCGCGTGCGCGAGTCCGAGGAGTCCGCGCAGTTTTGGGCCGAACAGGCCAAGGCGGGCGGCGGCACAGGTAAATCCGCGGCCGAGCCCGATCCGGAACCCGAGCCCGATATCGACCTGGTGAGCGAGATCACCACCAACGGGGTCAAAGGCCTCGAGACGGTGCTCGCGCGCCTCGGCTACGCCAAGCGTGACGACATTCATCGGGAGATAGGCGCCACGCGCGCCGAGATCACCGAGCAGTCGAGGCTCTTGCAGGAATACCCCGAGCTCGGCGACGAGCAAAGTGAGTTTTTCCAGGAAACCGCCAAGGTCTACAACCAACTGAAGACCGATCCGATCATGGCGAAGTCGCCGAAGCTCATCGCGATCGCCGCCCGCATGGCTAAAGCTGAAATGGGAACGCCTGCCCGCCGCCGAGCTGCGCCCGCTGCACACGCTCCCGACGACGACTACGAGGACGATTACCGCGAGGATCCGCCGCCGCGAGATCGCGAGGCCGAGCGAGTAGCCCGGCAATCCGGCGACAGAGGCCGCCGAAGCGAGCGCACCGAGCCGCAAGTTCTCGACGCCGGCCAGAAGGCCATTGTGCGGGCATTCCAGGCCGCAGGAGCGCCCGTGACCGAGGAAAGCTACGCCAAGCGCGCTAATGCCGGGATACGCATGGGCGGCCAGGCTGCGCGGAGGTCCAGGTAAGTGGCTACCAAACCCAAGACAACGCCGAAACCGACCGCAGCGCCTGCAGCTCGGCCCGTGGTGGCGAGTAACGAGCAACCGGTCGACGGACGAGCAGCGGAAACGATCATGCTCGACGCCGAGCGCACAGTTAACGGCCGACCCATACCGGCACACCTTGTAAATCTCATCGCTTACGAAATGACCGACCAGGGCCTCGCCGAAAAGAACGCAAAGCGCGTTGACTCGGCGGGCCGCCCACACTCGGGCATCCGCATAACGAAAAACGAAGGCTTCGACCGCGCCATCGAACAGCGCGCGAACGCCATCGAGCCGTGGGAATGCTCCGATCCGCTCAAGGAAGCGGCAGACAGATACGGAAAACCAGGATTCCGCTATCGCGGCCTCTCGGACCTCATCAATAAGAAAAAAACGCTCCGCGGTTGGGAGCCGGTGAGGGACGAGAAGGGCGATGTGGTGAAAGTCGGCAGTCTCATTCTCGGCGAAATGCCGATCGAGCGAGCCGAGAAGCGCAACAAGCATTTCCGTGACCTCGGTAACTCCGAGCGTGACGCAGCCGCACAGCGACTCAAAGTGGACCAGGAGAAGTTAACACACGCCGCACGCAGTCAAGGATTCGAGGCTGGACCCTTGCGCGATGGCGATGTGTTGACCGACCACGCCGACCCCGACCGGCATGTCTCCATCGGTGTCCATTCGCAACGCGGCCTTTCAGGGGCAGAAGCCGCGTAACTAACCCCGCGTGGCCAGCCTGATTCGTAGGGGAAGACCAACAGGAGAATTATGGCTAACACAGACAATCCCCACGGCCTGCGCCCGCTTGGCGTATGCCTGGGTGGCGGGCCGCCGACCATTCAGTACTTCGATAAAGACGCCAGCGAAGCCGCAGCCATCTTTTCGTTCGACGCGGTGAACCGCGAAGCGGACGGCAACATCGAAGCGAACTCGGCCACGCCCGGCACCACAACGTACTCGGGCGTCTCGCTCAACTACGGCGCCGCCTCGACCCTCACGTCGCACGCGGTTGTCGTATCGCCCGACGCGCTTTTCGAGGCTCAGGATAACAACGACACGGACGGCTTCGCCGCGGCCGACATGGGCTTGAACGTCAATATCGAGCTGAACGCCGGTTCAACGACCACCAAGCAGAGCGGTCACGAGCTGGACGAGTCAACGCTCCAAACTACCGACACGCTGGACTTGCATCTTCTAGCGCTGCTCGCTGTGCCCGACAACGCCTACGGCGCCTGGTCGCGGTGCGAGGTGGTTTTCAACAAACACCGGATGAATCCGAGCCGGGTGGGGGTCTAGTCGCCAATGATTATCAGACAGCAGTTTCCCGACTTATTTTTGACCACGATGTTGCCGGCGCTCGACGATGTGATTTTCAATCGTTTCGACCGCCTGCCTCCGTGCTACTCGAAGGTCTTCAAGATGATGACCTCGGGCCGCTCGATCGAACAGACCAGCGAAATTGCGGGCTTGTCGACGTTCGGGATAGTTCCCGAAGGCCAGAACGTCCGGTACGACGAATCCGTCCCCGGCTTCAACAAGACGTACACGCACACGCAGTACGGCCTTGGCTTCCGCATCTCCCGCGTGATGGTCGACGACGACAAGTTCTCGATTATCACCAAGCTCGCCTCGGACCTCGGCCGCTCGGCCAAGGAAACCGTGGAGCTGGACGCGGTGAGCGACTTCAACAACGGGTTTTCCGGCTCCTACCTGGGACCGGACGGCAAGGCGTTGTTCGCCACAGATCACCCGCTCGTGAAGTCGGGCGGCACGCAGACCAACACCCTCGCCGTGGCCGCGGACCTCGATATCAGCTCGCTTGAGCTGGCATTGACGGACTTCCGGCTGATGAAGGATCCGACCGGCAAGCGCATTCGCGTGAAACCGGAACGGCTCATCATCCCGGCGCAGCTCGAGTTTGTCGCCTCCGAGATCCTGTTCGGGAACATGCGGAGCGACACGGCTAACCACACCATCAACGCATTCAAGAACCGCGTCGGCATCACAGCGTTCGACGACGTGGACATCTGGGAGTATCTCTCCGATCCCGACGCCTGGTTCATCACCCGAAGCATCAAGACCGCCGGCTGGATGCGCTTCAGCCACGGCTGGTCGTCCCCGTTCGGCCTCTACGGCTCGCCGGGCGCTTAACGCAACGCAGCAGGGAAGGGGGCGAGCTCTTAGCGGGGCGCGCTCCCTCGTAGTATCCCGAGCCGCGTTTCCCACGCGGCCGGCAGACCAAGGGAGAAAACGACGATGGCTACCCGCCCGGCTCAATTTTCAAAAGTAAAGATCACCCCGCGACGCGGCGCAACCGCGACCACGATCGCCGACATACCGTTTGAAATCCAGACCGTGGCTGGACAAACGGCGAAAGCGCTACGGATCTCCGACAGCTTGGACGCCGAGCTATTCTCGGTGCTGCCCAACGGCGACGGCGCCGCGAAGTACGCGGAAGTGACCATACCGGCCGCCTCAGTGCTCACACTGTTTAGCGTTCCGTACACCCTGGTCGCCGCGCCTGGCGTTGGCCGGATCCTCGAATTTCTTAGCGCGCTGGTTATTCTCGACTACGGCACAGCGGCCTATGCGGGCATCGGCGCGACCGAAGACCTCGCCGTTCGCTATACGGATGCATCGGGCGCGATCGTCTCGACCACGCTCGAAACAACCGGCTTCCTCGACGCCACGGCTGACGCGCTGCGGACGCTCAAGGCAATCTCAACCGACCTAACGCCAGTCGCCAATGCGGCGCTGAAGCTGGGCCTGCTCAACGGCGATATCACGACGGGCGACTCACCTCTACGGGTGAAGGTTTCGTACCGCGTCCACTCGACCGGGCTCTAAAGGGGGCGCACATGGGCGTCATTCACAGTAAGGCAACCGCCACGATCGCCAGCGGTCAGACGGTCGGGGCGGCGTTCTATGTGGGGGCGAAAGTCCCCACGGTTCTACGGATGCCGGCCGCGTTCACCGGCACCGCCGTGTCATTCCAGGGGTCACTCGACAATGTGACCTATCAGCAGGTCTACCTCGGGGGCTCGGCGTACAGCGAAACGGTCGCGGCGTCGAAGGACGTCGTTCTCGACCAGTCGGCTCTCGCGGGCTTCCCCTACCTGAAGATCGTCTCCAACGCGGCCGAGGGCGGCGACCGCTCGATCGAAGCCACCACGAGGCGCGGATGAGGGGTATGCGGGTATTTCTTCTCGCCCTGCTCGCCGTGGGTTTAGCTCACGCGCAGGGCGGGATACTCAGCAGTAACGCGCGGCGGCTGCAGGGCCGGGCTATCCAGCAATGCTCGCCGACAGACGGCCAGGTGCTCGTCTGGAACGCATCGAACAACCGTTGGCAGTGCGGGGCCGCCGGCTCGATTGGCGGCGTCGACCTCACGGGACTATCGACGGGCCTGCTCAAGAACACGGCGGGCACCGTCTCGATAGGCATCGCCGGCGTCGACTACGCTCTACCGGGCACAGGGAGCCAGAACCCCGGCTACCAACCGAACCAGACCATCGCCGGATGCGGCGTCGAGTACTTATCGGCGCTGATCTTCAACATCGGGGCCTGCCAGTACACGATTGCAGGAGTTACCTATAACAGCGCCGCGACTCAGAAGACGCTCTCGGCGGCCGATTCTAGCAATCCGCGCATTGACGTGATCGGCGTCGACACGTCGGGCGTCGTGTTTGTGAGGACGGGGACGCCAGCGGCGAGTCCGCAGCAGCCGACACTCGATCCCGCCACGCAACTCGGCCTCACGTTCGTATATGTCGCCGCGGGCGCGACCACACCGACAGGCCCGGCGATCACTTCGATCTACGAAGAAAACACCGAGTGGACGAGCGCGGTAACGTCGAACTTCAACGCGGCCTCGACCAGCAACCCCTATCGCGGGTCCAAGGATATCGAGGCGACAACGGCAGTCCTGACGAACTACGTCACGCTCACGAAGCCCGCCGCCGGGACGGAGCTGCTGACCAACTACAACAATCTGGTGTTTTACATCC